CCTTATGGCAACACAACTTTGGTTGATTAATGGGTGTTTATTTTGGTCAGTGGGGTGAAGTAGCCCTTAAAAGAGATACGCTTCAATCTGCATTGCAGACGAAGTTAGATCCTTATGACGTAAATACATCAACAAAAAGATTTAGTGTTGACCATAGTTCTGGCTCGTTAATTAGTGGAGATGAGGTTGAGATAGAAACGGCTGATGGTTCAACACTTGAATTAGTTAGTGGTCATAGTTATCCAGATGGAAAATGGTTTATTAATGTTGATCCTGTAGGTGGTATCCGTTTATATGATTCTTTTGCAAAAGCAATTGAAGGGTTAACTGCTAATGCTTTAACTCTTGTCACTCCTAGTTCTGCAAAAGATATTTTGATTCGTACTAGAAATGAAAGATTTAGACATGTAGCAGGTGTTAGAGAATTTGAAATGACAACTAGTAGAGAGCAAGTTGATTTAACAAATCTTGGAGATGAATTTAGAAATCAATATGAGGCTGGATTAATTAGTGGTCAAGGATCAATGACTTGTATTTGGGAGCATGATTATGACACAGGAGATCGAGCAAATGATTATGGAGAAGACCCAGAATTTCCATTTTATTTAGCGCAATTATTGGTTCGTACTCAGCAAGGTTCAGATTTTGATGGATTGTTTTATATTTTCCGTGATCCCGACAATTCAAAGAAAAATGTCTTTTATGAAGCTAACTGCATTATTACTAATATTGCCGTAACGGTTTCTGTCACTGAGGTTATAGAGACTCGAATAGAGTTTGTAACAAATGGAGTAATTAAATTAAAGACAGGAGATACACCAGGATACTTGTTACAAGAAAACGCAGATAAGATCTTACAAGAAAATCAGAGTCGCATATTGCTTGAAGAGGCTTAAACTGCTGTTATTGGTATTTAGTTAGTCGGCAATGGCAGATCTCAAGATCACTACCTTACCTGCGTTAGCAGAAGCAGGTATTCAGGCAACGGACCCATTAGCCATCGCTGATGTTAGTGCGACAGAAACCAAGAAGGTAACTGTTAAAGATTTAATCGCTGCTGGTGTTGCGTTAATTGATGATGCTGATATACCTGCTGCAAAGGTTGGAACATTAGGCACGAATCAAGTAGCAAGTGCAGCTATACAAGCTAATGCTGTTACTGCTGCCAAGATTGCAAGTGGAACGATAACTGCGACTCAAATAGCGGATGCAACGATAACTGGAGCGAAGTTAGTTAACGATACTGTCACTGCAACACAGATAGCTGCTAATGCGATAACTGCTTCTGAGTTAGCTGACAATGCTGTAGACACTGCTGCTATTGCTGCAAATGCCGTAACAACTGCGAAGATTACAGATGCAAATGTTACTTATGCAAAGTTAAGTCTTAGTGATGGAGATATTCCTGGGGCAAAGATCGCAACAGGTGGAATTACAGCAACACAATTAGCAGCAAACTCTGTAGCTGCTTCTGAACTTGCTGACAATGCAGTTGACACAGCAGCCATTGTTGATGGGGCTGTTACGGCAGCAAAGATTGCAACAAATACAATTACAGCTAATCAAATAGCTACAAATGCTGTTGGTGCTAGTGAGCTAGCAGATAACGCTGTTGACACTGCTGCCATTGTTGATGGAGCTGTAACTGCTGCGAAACTTTCTGGGACGTTATCGGCTACTTCAATTGCTGATAATGCGGTAACAACTGCCAAGATCGTTGATGATGCTGTAACAAGTGCCAAGCTTGCGGCAAATGCTGTTGATGCAGCAGCTCTAGCTGATAACGCTGTTGATTCTGGAGCGATAGCTAGTAATGCTGTTATTGAAGCGAAGATTGCTGCAAACGCTGTTACTAATGCAAAGATCACAGATGGGACAATTACCGCTGCGAAATTAAATACTTCCAATATTGATCGTTCTTTAAATGTAGCTAGCGGAAATCTTGGAATAAATAACACAGTTACAGCAGCAACAAGATCAGGAATTACATATAACGCTCAAGGTTTAATAACCGCTTCAACTGCACTGGTAGCAAGTGATTTGCCTGTTGCTACTACTTCTGCTGTTGGTGGTGTTTCTGTTAGTACTGGCCTAACTGTTAGCGGAGCTGGAGCTTTATCACTTACTAATAGTGTTACTGGAGCAACAGTTAGTGGAATAACTTTTAATAATCAGGGCATGATTACGGCTGCTACTGGATTAGTTGCTGCCAATCTTCCTGTGGCAACAACATCAGCCAAAGGTGCAGTCCAGATTACATCTGGAGGAGGCTTAACTGTTGACGGTTCGGGTAACTTAATAACTTCTACAAGTGGAGTCAGTGCGGGTACTTATCAGTCCGTCACTGTTAACAATAAAGGTGTAATTACAGGAGGTGCGGCGTTGACGGCAGGTTTAATTCCTGACCTTGCTGCTACTAAAATAACAAGCGGAAGCCTTGATGCCGCAAGGATAGCTGCTGATTCTATCGATGGTTCCAAACTAAGTAATAGTTCAACAACGATATTTCAATCTATCGCTCAAAGTGGTTATCCTACTGCTCAGTTCTCAGGACAAATTCTCTTTGATACTGTCTCTGAAGATGCGTTCATTTGGGGTGGAACAGCTTGGCAAGCAATAACAACATTAACGAAAGGAAGTTTGGTCTACGGAGGTACATTTAACGCTACAACTTCCAAAATGGTGGCGGCGACTAGCGCAGGAATTGCGGCTGGACTTGTAGTTGGATCTAACTTACCTACAGCCAGCGCAAATACTGACGGTGTTTATGTTGTAGTTTCAACTGCTGGAACTCCAAGTTCTCCAGCTCCAGTCGTTGCACTTTCACCTCCTGATTATATATTAGGCGTTACAAATACATCAGGTAGTAGCTGGAATGAGGTTGATCTTTCGCAGACCGTAGCAGGACAGGTTGCAAGCAATATTACTTTCACACCTTACGGTCAATTAAGTTCAACTAACGTACAGGATGCACTACAAGAATTAGAGACAGAAAAACTAGCACTTGCAGGTGGTACTGTCACGGGTCAGATATTGATTGGTAATACTGGAAGCCTCGTATTTGAAGGATCTACAATTGATGCTTACGAGACAATAATAACAGTTGCCGATCCAACTTCTTCTGATAAAACTATTACTTTCCCAGATACAACTGGAACAGTAATTACAAGTGGAGATACTAATACTGTGACATCAACAATGGTTGATGCAAGTTTAGTAAATGCGAATTTAGCTGCTGGAGCTGCGATTGCTTTTAGTAAATTAGCTGCTCTAAGTTCTGCTCAAATCCTTGTTGGTAATGGATCAAACGTTCCAACAGCAGTTGCAGTTACAGGTGATATAGGAATAAATAATGCAGGTTTAACTTCTATTACTGCTGGAGCAATTGTTAACGCTGATGTCAGTTCTACTGCTGCGATTACTGGCTCCAAGATCACTACTGGAACGACAAGTGCAGTTGGTGTTTTACAACTAACAAACTCAACATCAAGCACTAGCGCAACAACAGCAGCTACTCCTAATGCTGTTAAGACTTCTTATGACCTAGCTAATACAGCAAATACAACTGCCAATGCTGCTCTACCGAAAGCTGGTGGGACAATGACTGGCAATTTAATTGTTGATAATGCAAAAGAAGTTCGTTTTTCTGAGGCAGATTCAAATGGTGCAAACTATCTAGCGTTAAAAGCTCCTGCTTCTGTAACTGCTGATATTACTTGGACTCTTCCAGATGGTGATGGTAGTGCCAACCAATTCCTGAAGACTGATGGAGGTGGAAATTTAAGTTGGGGATCTGATAATGCCACTGACCCAACCAAGCTTCCTTTAGCTGGTGGCACTATGAGTGGTGCTCTCAATATGGGGAGTCAAAATATTACAAATGGAGGAACAATAACAGGGACATTCGTAGGAAATATCACAGGAAACGTAACTGGCAATGCTTCTGGATCAGCAGGGTCTTGTACTGGAAACGCTGCTACTGCAACAGCTTTAGCAACTGCAAGAACTATTAACGGGACAAGCTTTGATGGATCGGCAAATATAACGGTTACTGCTGCTGCTGGCACACTTACAGGAACAGAATTAAAAAGCACAGTTGTTACATCGAGTCTGACTTCTGTTGGGACGCTTACTGGCTTAACAGTTAGTGGAAATATCTTGATGACGGGAACTGGAGTTCTTGATATTCCAGTCGGCACGACAGGAGAAAGACCTGGGTCAGCAAATACTGGAATGTTTAGATATAACAGTACTCTTAATCAATTTGAAGGATATAAAAATACAGGTTGGGGAGAAATTGGTGGTGGAGCTGGAGCTACTGGAGGTTCTACTGATGAAGTATTTATAGAGAATGACCAGACAGTTACTACGAACTACACGCTAGGAAGTAGTAAGAATGCGGTATCAGTTGGGAATTTAACGGTAAATAATGGGGTAACGATTACAATACCTACTAATGCGACTTGGGTGGTGCTTTAAATGCCAGCTTACGGAAAAGTAAAAGTTGATACGATCACGTATGACCTGTCAGGGACTGCGACTGATGTAAGTGTTTCCAATATCGCAACTAAAGCTTCACCAACATTTACAGGGACGGTAACAGTACCCACTCCCACGGCTGGTGATGATTCAACGAAAGCAGCATCAACAGCTTTTGTAGTTGCAAGTTTCGCTACCAAAGTTAGTCCTACTTTTACAGGGACAGTAACAGTACCAACTGCTTCGGCTAATGACAACACAACAAAGGCTGCTTCTACTGCATATGTTCAGACAGAATTAGGAGACTACGCTTTAAAGGCAAGTCCAGCATTTACAGGAACAGCAACAGGAGTGAATCTCACCCTAAGCGGAGATTTGACTGTTAATGGCACAACGACCACGATCAACACGACCACACTTCAGGTAGAAGACAAAAATATTGAGATCGGCAAAGTATCAAGTCCTAGTGATACCACCGCAGATGGAGGGGGTTGGACTTTAAAGGGTGCAACCGATAAGACATTTAATTGGGTTAACTCAACTGATGCCTGGACTTCTTCTGAACATATTGCGTTAGCGGGTGGTAAATCTTTTCAGGGGAATCTGACTGGTAATGTCACAGGAAATACTTCAGGTTCTGCTGGATCTTGTACAGGTAATGCAGCAACAGCAACAGTAGCAAGTGGACTTACTGGCTCACCTAACGTCACTGTTGGAACAATAGGTTGTGGTGCTATTACTGGTACTTCCACAGTTTCAGACAGCAAAGGTGATTTAAGAAAGATAATTCAAAATACTCAAGGTTCTGCTTACACTCTTGTTGCTGCTGATGCTGGTAAACATATTCTTGCCAGTGGAAATATAACGATTCCTAATTCTATTTTTGCTGCTGGAGATGGTGTCGTGATTGTAAATAATACGGCTGGAGATTTAACAATTACATCAACCATTACCAATTTATATTTAGGTTCTGATGGTAGTACAGGAAATAAAAAGCTAGCTGGTAGATGTACTTGTACTGTTCTATTTACTGCTGGAACATCTGGCTATATTTCAGGTGGAGGCTTATCAGCAGCCTAGTAAATGTTTTTATTTTTTATCACTAAACAAAGGAGGGATTAGCTATGTCATCAATGATGTGTGGAATGTTGTTAGGTGCAGGTGTAGTTGCTACGAAGACCTACGTTGACGATGTGTTTAGCACGTTTTTATATGAAGGAGTAGGAAGTGGTTACAATGATATATCAGCTAATAATGGAATTGACTTGTCGGGAGAAGGAGGTTTGGTATGGGTAAAAAATCGAGATGATTCAAAAGGACATGTACTAGCAGATACCGTAAGAGGTGCAACGAAAACTCTTTACAGTAATACAACCGCAGCAGAAGTTACCTATACTAATAGAGTCAAAAGTTTTAGTAGCACTGGGTTTACTGTTGGTAAGGATGACGAAGTAGACATTGACGGTAAAAGTTACTCCTCATGGACATTCCGCAAGCAAAAAGGGTTCTTTGATGTTGTTACCTACACAGGAAATGGTAGTGCAAGGACAATAGCTCATTCATTGGGCAGTGTTCCTGGGTTTATTATTACTAAGTCAACAAGCGAATCAGGGAACTGGAATGTTTATCATAGATCTACTGGAGCAAGTAAGTATTTAGAACTTCAGGGTACTGGTGCTGTTCAGGGTAATTATTCCTTTGCTTGGAACGACACAGCACCTACAGCAACACATTTTTCACTTGGTGCAGGTAATGGGCCAGAATTTAATAAAAACGGTACTTCATATGTAGCCTACGTATTCGCAGGAGGTGAATCAAGTGCTGCTATAGCAAGGAGTGTTGAGTTTGATGGATCGGGTGATAACTTAAGCCTTGCTGCTAGTACTGATTTCCAATGGGATGGAGATTTCACTGTTGAGTGTTGGTGCAAGACAAATGTGGCCGCTGCTGGTGCCGTCTTCAATTTAGGTGGATACCATACGACTGGTGGATTTGAGTGTTATTGGGATAGTGGTAAAATTCAATTTTATGTTTCCAATTCTGGTGGGGGGAGTGCTTCTACTAAAATAGAGGGAGGAACGCAAAGAGTCGGACAATGGCAACATATCGCACTTGTTAGATCTGGCTCAACAGTAACGATGTATATTGACGGTACATCCGCTGGCTCTTACACAGATAGTCAAACATTTGGTGCTGGTAGTAATAATACTTTCTTTGTTGGAAGTGGTAATAAATCCTCAGGCCCAAGGGAT